TAGAAGAGAATCGTATTCACTTCATGTTCGAAGAAATCAATAATAATAAGGAATTAAAATGGCAATAAAATTTAATCAAACCAAGGGCGAAGCCCAAAAGAATAAAATCGACAGTTATCAATATGTCGAAGGCGACAACGTAGTAAGAATGGTAGGGGATATGCTTCCTCGCTATGTTTACTGGTTGAAAGGCGAAAACGGTAAGAATTTACCATTCGAGTGTCTATCATTCGATAGAGATTCAGAAGCATTTACCAACGTAGAAAAAGACTGGGTTAGAGAATATCATCCAGAACTTAAATGCGGTTGGTCTTATGCAATCCAATGTATCCATGACGGAAAAGTCAAAGTACTAAACTTAAAGAAAAAACTACTCGAGCAGATTATGGTAGCAGCAGAAGATCTTGGTGATCCAACTGATCCAACTACTGGCTGGGATGTTTACTTTAAGAGAGTAAAAACTGGACCTATGGCTTATAATGTTGAATATCAACTACAAGCTCTCAAGTGCAAACCAAGAGAGTTGAATGAATCTGAAATGGAACTCATTGCAGAACTTAAGTCAATGGACGAAGTACTTACTCGACCAACAGCGGATGCACAGAAAGAACTACTCGACAGACTAAGAGAAGGCGCAAGCAACTCTACACCTGACGAAACTGTTTCTGACGAATTCGATATTTCTTAGGAGAGTATTATGCTTACAGTAGGAAATAAATACCCAAGATTTAGTATGCAAGGCTGCAATGATACAAATGATTTCATTCAAGCTGATGTGCTACTAAATGAGTGGACAGTAATGTACTTTTACCCAAAAGACTTTACATTTATATGTCCAACCGAAATTGTAGATATGGATAAACTTGTCGACTATGCTGATGTTATCGGTGTAAGTGGAGACAATGAATTCTGCAAAAAAGCTTGGAAAGAATCCAATCCAGCCCTTAATAATATTCAACACATACTATGTGCAGATTCTGGACTTGTTCTAGGAAATAAACTCGGTATTGTTGATGAGGCTAATGGAGTACACTACAGAGCAACATTTATAATTGACCCTGAAGGAATAATCCAGCATGTATCAGTAAATGCGTTAGATACAGGAAGAAACGCAGATGAAACTTTACGAACACTACAAGCCTTACAGGCTGGTGGTCTTACAGGATGTTCTTGGACACCTGGGGATGAGTTCGTAGCATGATTCTATTCACTGCAGATTGGCATATTAAACTTGGACAAAAGAATGTACCAGTAGCTTGGGCGTGCTCACGCTATAAGTTATTCTTTGACCAAATTTATGATCTTGAAAAAGAGGTTGATTTGCACATCATTGGAGGGGACTTGTTTGATCGAGTCCCTACCATGGATGAACTTACATTATACTTTGATTTTGTAAAAGGTGTGGGCATCGAGACTATCATATACGATGGCAACCACGAAGCTACACGAAAGAATAAAACATTTTTTACAAACTTGAAAAAAGTTACTAATGAATTAAATCCTCTAGTAACAGTAATAGACGAAACATATTCCAGAGACGACTGGACAATACTACCTTATGCAGACTTACATAGAAGTAAAAGTATAGAAGGTGTAGAAGATAGTATATTGTTTACTCATGTACGAGGAGAAATACCACCTCATGTACAACCAGAAGTAGACTTAAAACGCTTTGATAAATTCAAAGTAGTATTTGCAGGCGACTTACATGCACATAGCAATACACAAAGAAACATAGTATATCCTGGCAGTCCTATGACTACAAGTTTTCATAGAAACAATGTCGAAACTGGGTATCTATTAATAGACAACAAGGATCAATTCCAATGGACATGGCATACTTTTGACTTACCACAATTGATTCGCAAGACAGTTACTGATCCAGCTGATATGATTCAAACAGAGTGGGATCATACAATCTATGAGATTGAAGGAGATGTAGCAGACCTAAGTAATATCAAAAATAGTGAGTTACTTGACAAAAAAGTTATAAAAAGAAAGACAGAAGCAACTCTAATATTGGGCAAAGAAATGACAATAGAAGAAGAATTAGGAGAGTACCTAAGTTATATATTAGAGTTAGATGAAGATAAAGTTAAAAATATTTTAGGAGTGTTTAGTGATTACGCTAAAGAAGTTACAATGGAGTAATTGTTTTAGTTATGGTGAAGATAATGAGTTAGATCTTAATGACACTATAGTTACACAATTAATCGGTACAAATGGAGCTGGCAAAAGTTCTATTCCTTTGATTCTTGAAGAAGTTTTATTTAACAAGAACTCAAAAGGAATTAAAAAAGCAGAAATACCAAATCGTGAAGTCAACAAAGGCTATGATATATCTTTGTCTTTTGATGTTGTAGATGATGAGTATAAAGTTGAAGTTGTTCGTAGAGGTAATATAAAAGTAAAACTCTACAAAAACGGAGAGGATATATCAAGTCATACAGCTACAAACACATACAAGACACTAGAGGAAGTTATAGGTATAGATTTTAAAACTTTCTCACAGATTGTTTATCAGAATACTAATGCTAGCTTACAGTTCTTGACTGCCACAGATACTAATCGCAAAAGATTCCTAATAGATTTATTGCAGTTAGATGGATATGTAAAATACTTTGATGTCTTCAAAGATTTATCACGAAATTTAGCTGGAGACGTTTCTAATGTACAAGGGAAAATTGACACAATCGATAAATGGTTATCAGAAAATTATTTGGAAGATACATCACTACTTTCGAAATTAGATTTACCATTTTACTCGGAAGAAGATGAAGAAGCTTTGAGATCTTTACAAATAGAATTTCAAAATATCTCAGAAATCACGAAAAATATTAACCAAAATAATTTGTACAAAAGCCAACTAGAGTCCATAGATTTAGGACTAGCGAAAGAGTATGTAAACACTAATGAATGGCAAGATACAGAGGCTTTAGTAGAGGAGATTGGAGAAATCAAATCACAAGGTGCTCAAGAAGTACGAATGGTTAAGAAGTATATGGACTTACAAGAACTAGATGAGGCAGGATGCCCAACTTGTGGACAAGATGTAGACTTAGAATTTATCAGAAAAGAATTACATAGACATCAAAATGCACGCACAACATACTCTGAAAAACTAGAAGAAGCAAATGATAGACTTACAGATATAAACTATGCTAATAAGATGCTTCAACAAATGGAACAAAAGATAAAAAGCTGGGAAGAAATATACAGAAGCATAGATCAGACACTACCATTAGAAGTGCCTGATTCAGAAGAAGTACAAGATAAGATAATTAAATTAAAAAAAAGAATAAGCAATAGACAAGAAAGAGTAAACGAAGTTATAACAGAGAACGAACGCAGAGAAAGACACAATACTCGTCTATCAATTATTGAAGAACAACAAACAGATTTTGAAGATCAACATACAGACCTAAGCAAAGAATTAGTAGATGCTAATAGTAAGTTTGCTAATGTTGATATACTTAAAAAAGCTTTTAGTACAAATGGACTATTAGCATATAAAATTGAGAACTTAGTAAAAGATCTCGAAGAACTAACAAACGAATACCTTGCTGAGTTATCAGACGGACGATTCAGTCTTGAGTTTGTCGTGTTAAATGATAAACTAAATGTAGAAATTGATGATAATGGCAAAACTGTAGATATACTAGCTTTGAGCGCAGGAGAGTTAGCAAGAGTTAACACTTCAACACTTTTAGCAATTCGTAAACTAATGAGTAGTATATCTAAGTCTCAAATAAATGTGTTATTCTTAGATGAAGTAACAAATGTTTTAGATGAGCAAGGAAAGGAACTACTAGTAGAATTACTACTGAGAGAGGAAAATTTGAATACTTATATAGTATCACATGGCTGGTCACACCCATTATTAGCTAGAATAGAAGTAATAAAGAAAGAAAAAGTAAGTAGGCTCGAACTTGGTTAATCCTAGACAAAAAGGTAACCGAGGTGAGCAACAAGTATTATCTATGCTTGATAGACTTACAGATGAAAAATGGGTACAAACTCCTGGGTCTGGAAGTGGAAAGATCAAAGGAGATTGTATGGTGCCTGACAAAGTAAACCTGTTTACTGTAGAAGTCAAGTTCTATAAAGATATAGGCTTTAACAGTAAGATATACACCCAGAAAAGTAATAATCTTTTCAAATGGTGGAGTAAACTTTGTAAGCAAGCACAACAAATGGAACAAGAACCATTGCTAATATTTAGAGAGAACCACGGAAAGTTCTTTGCAGCAACAGTTAGAAAACCAAAAAACACATTGCGATATATGCACATTGCCTGGCTAGGTGCTTATATACTAATCGCAGAACACTGGCTAGAAAAAGAGGAGATAAAATTTACAAATGGCGATAACATTCTCAGACCTTGGGAACCCCATTCAAAATGGGAACTTGCTGATAGTTGATAGTCTCAATATTGCATTTAGGTGGAAACACCAAGGTGTAACAGACTTCAAATATGATTATGTAAGGACAGTAGAAAGTCTAGCAAAATCATACAACGCAGGTAATATAATAATTGCTGCTGACGGTGGCAGTTCTTATAGGAAAGATATACTTCCAAGTTATAAAGCAAACCGTAAAGAAAAGTATGCAGAACAAACTCCTCAAGAAGAAAAAGAGTTTGCTATGTTTATGGCAGAGTTTAGTAATACTCTAACATTACTCAAAGAAAAATATCCAGTCTTTCAATTCAAAGGAGTTGAGGCTGATGATATTGCAGCATACATTAGTATGAATCTTGATAAGTATGGATTAGACGAATGTTGGATGGTTTCATCTGATAAAGACTGGGATTTACTTATCAATGATAGAGTTTCTCGTTTTAGTACAGTTACTAGAAAAGAAACAACAGTACATAATTGGGATGAACATTACGATTTTGAGATCCCCGATTATATTACATTCAAATGTCTGACTGGCGATAAAGGGGACAACGTTCCAGGAATACCTGGGATTGGTCCAAAGCGCGCAGTTCAGCTAATGGAACAATATGGAGACGTTTTTGATATCTATGATGCTTGTCCAATAGAAGGAAAGTACAAATATATTCAAAGTCTCAACGAAAACGCAGAACAACTTCTGATAAACGTTGAGCTTATGGATTTAGTTACTTACTCGGAACAAGCAATCGGAGAACAAAACATAGAAGTTATTAATTCAACTTTAAAAAGGCACTTAAATGAAAATAGATTATAGTCAAGATTCAATGTTAACAGAGTTCAGTATGAGAACTCTGCAAGACAGATATATGGTAGCAGGCGAAACATCACCTCAGGAGGCTTTCGCACGTGCTGCAGAAGCTTTTGCAGATGATGACGACCATGCCCAACGCTTGTATGATTATGCAAGTAAATTATGGTTCATGTTCTCAACTCCTGTACTTTCTAACGGAGGTACACAACGAGGTATGCCTATCTCATGTTTCTTAAACTATGTTGAAGATTCAAGAGAAGGTATTACAGATCATTATACCGAAAATGCCTATCTATCTTCCTTTGGAGGAGGTATAGGAGGTTCATGGAGCGCAGTTCGTTCACAGGGAACATCAACTTCAAAAGGCTCAGAGAGCACAGGTGCAATTCCTTTTATGAAAGTAGTAGATGCAGAAATGTTAGCTTTTTCACAAGG